TTTTCATGATCTGGCATACTATAAAGGTTTGCTTGCCCCTTTATAAAATCATGTGCTAATTCTTTTTCATCCATTATTGATAGCGGCCACATATCTTCAATAAAATACTTACCACCTTCTTTAAGGAAAGGGAATATATTATTGAAAGTCTTGTGTATTGCTTCCGGCCAATGAGCGCCGTCGTCAATAATAAAATCGAATTTAATATCTTCTCCCCATAGATCCTTTATGGCTATACCAACATTAGGAGAAGTTGAATCTGCTTTAAGCCACTCAACTCTTCTTGCTATTAGAATAGCAGCTGAAGCCGGAAGAGCAATCCTTCTAGAAAAAATGTCTATGGTGTATATAGTAGCATTCGGGAAGTATGCATGAAAGGCTCTTGTTGACGCACCTTTATACGTACCTATCTCTAAAAACTTTAAAGGTTCTAAGCGAACACTCTCAAAATATTGTTCATATTCCTTATAGTAGTGATGCTTCTCAGTACCTTTATCGCATTCGTACTTATCGAATAATTCCCGTAATGATGGTAAATCCATTTATACTTCTACGCCGCGACGTACTAATTCATTACGAATTTTCTGCTTCTTCTTCGGCTGAGTATTAGAGCTAGTCAAAGCTGATTGCAAAGTTGCAACTGTCTGTACGTGCATATAATGATGCACAGTTCTCATTCTAGACCCTTTTGGATCAATACGAATTTTTTCGCTTGGTTTAAATTTGATTGGCATATTTGTTTCTCATTTGTTTCTTAAAGTTTACATTGTATATTTTATGATACATTTTTTATATATCACGTGTTTATTTTTTCATATTTACCGATAAATGCTTAGAGTGTATTTTGCATCCAATAAATTCGTTATAGAAATCGGGCGATTCTAAAACCTCATATTGAAACTGGTACTTCGCCTCAAAGTATGAACAATCACCTTTTGACTTACACAACTTTAAGATCTCTCGGGTATATGCTTCTCCACCAACTTCTTTTACTAAAGCTTTTAACTGCTCATTAGAGCCATAGTACTTCATCCAATCAGATTGAACTTTAGTCTTGATCTTTTTCTTTCTAGTCTTGGTAACCGGCAATGTTTTAGGTTTCCAAAACAGTTTCTTTCCGATATACTTTTTACCAGTACTATTTTCAGTAATCAAATATACAAACCCAACGTAGTCCTTTAAGAACTCTTCGTTGGGCTCGAATATACTTCCCTCATGATTCCACATACCATATCCTAATTAAGCTTAGGTATGTATCTATTCGTCGTCTAACTCGTCAGTATCTAAGTCTATATCTTCACCGCACATAGGGCAATGTGCTGGAATATCTTCATCGTATAATACTGAAACTTTAGTAGTAATGTCACAAATAGGACATTCTATTGTATACTTCATGCGGCGCATCCTTTACCATCTAATCCACATACTAGTGGTTCTTCATCTGCCCATCCCCAATCTCCGTCCATACCATTGACAGAATATTCGGTAACTCTTTTCTCAAAGAAATTATCATGAGATGCGCCGTTGAGAACCCAATCTAACCACTCTAATGGATTTTCTTTTTGTTTAAAATTAGTCTTCATACCAAGTTGTAACAGTCTTCTATCAGCGATATGTCGAATATATTTACGTACATCATCTTGAGATAGACCTTGAACCATATTACCATTAAAAGCTAGATCAATAAATTTGTCTTCTAGTTTAACAGCGTTTTTTGCCATCTCATAAATTTTAGACTTAAGTTCATCATTCACAATGCGTGGATGTTCTTCACAGAAGGTTCTGAACAACTTGGCATTGCCTTGTACGTGAATGGTTTCATCACGTATTGACCACTCAACGATTGTTGCCATTCCTTTCATCTTACCGAATCTTTGGAAGTTCAACAACATAACAAAAGAAGCAAATACTGACATTCCTTCGTTAAACACAGACTGTGCCAATGCCAAAGCTAAACCAGTATGCGTATTAATATCTCCTTCTTTCATGAAACTGATTTTGTCTGCCATTTGTTTGTATTCTAAAAACTTATGGAAGTCTTCATCAGGTAAACCTAAGGTATCGTTCAACAATGCATAAGCTCGTTGGTGCACCGCTTCGCGTGAAGCAAATGACGATAACATGTTACGAATTTCATTGTTCTTAAACTTAGGTATCAACAACTCATGATAGTTTTCACCTACCTGTACGTCAGACTGGGTGAATAGTCTTAGAACGTGGGTAATAAATTCCTTTTCTTCATCGGTAAGTTTTGTTTTCCAATCAGATATATCTTCAGACAATTCTGCTTCCGACTCTACCCAATGAATTTCTTCATGCTTAACAGCAAGATCTACCGCCCACGGGTAGATAAATGGTTTGTAAGTTTTACTAAATTCTAATAATGCCATTTTTTATCCTTCGCACGCGAGACAACCTTCGTCGTCTGATACGTTATTAGTTGATGGTACAGGCTTATCGAAGTAAGCAATCAGCTCTTCGTATCCGCCAACATATTCGCCTGCAATGTAAATTTGTGGTACCGTTTTAACTTTACGGCCCGTAACTTCTGCAGCAGTTTTACCAGTTTCTAGTAGATCTATATAGTCAAATTGTATACCACGAACCTTAAGTTCTTCTTTGGCTAAAGTACAAAATGGACAATTAAATTTACCGTAGACAATTGATCGTTTATCTTGTTCTAGTGCAACACGTTCTACTTTCTCTGAAACGTTTTCTGCTCTAGCTTTTGCCTCGGTACGCAAGTAATACAGACTTTTAAGTCCTAGCTTCCATGCTAATATATGCACTCTATTGACATATGATTTCTGCGCACCAGAAGGAAAGAAAACATTAACCGACTGACCTTGACATACCCACTTCTGTCTTTGACCAGCATGTTTTATTACCCAGGTCTGATCTAGTTCTTGTGCAGTTTTAAATACTGCTTTTTCGCCTTCATTCAAGAATGGTAGATGCTGTACTGAACCTTTATTTGTAATAATAGAGTTCCATGTCGACTTAGTATTCTGATTATGTCTTGTCAACAAAGCTTCTAGATACTTATTCGTAACAAGGAAACTTCCTGCTCTTGTTCTGTGTGTATAGGCGTTAGCTTTGGTTGGCTCAATGGAAGGACTTGTTGACAAGATAACTCCAGAGGAAGCATTAGGGGCAATTGCCAATAAATGAGCGTTTCGTCTGCCAGTTCCAACGCCATCGAGATATTCACCTCGCTCTTTTGCCAACAACTCTGATTCAGCAACTGCTTCAGATTTGATGTGTTTAAAGACAACACCATTGATTTCACTGGCCTTATCTGATTCCCAGGCAACACCATGCTTTTGTAAGAGCGAGTGAAACCCCATTGCTCCCAGTCCGATTGATCGCTCTCTAGAGGCACTATATCTTGCCCGTGATATTGTATCTGGGGCGTTGTCAATAAAGTACTGAAGTACGTTATCGAGCATCCTAATAAGATCCCGAACAATAGTGGTATCTTTCCATTCATCATAATATTCCAAATTCAAAGAAGATAAACAACATACTGCAGTACGGTCGGCATTAGTAGGAAGATGAATCTCCGCACATAAATTAGAACCATTAATTTTAAGACCTAAGTCTTTTAATGGTTGTGGTAAATCTTTATTAGCAGTATCGATAAAGTTTAAATATGGCTCACCGGTACGGAACCTAGTTTCTATAATAC